TTTACCGGGCCAAATCCGTCCCTTGAAACTATACTACAAACCGAACCTGAAGAAGACCCATATGGCCGCACCGCTTATATCATAGAAATGGTGAGGACCAAGTACCGCCGGGACGGACCTATTGCGAGACCGGTTGCCCGGTGGCATAATGGTAAGTGGCAACTAAAGAAAGGAGTATAAATAATGTCCTTAGACCCAGCCGAAACTCGTAAGAATATGGAGAAGGCTTAAAAAAACATAGATGCCAACGAGGAGCATTTTGAAATGGTGGCCAGGAAGCTGGCCGAGATGTACTACACACGGTATAAGGCCCTTAAAAAAGTCGGGTTCGATGAGGCCCAGGCATTCGAAATAGTAAAGGCACGGGGCTTAGAGTGAGCCCCGGTATTTTAATTTTTGAAAGGAGTTTCCCATGCGGTTTATGAAGTTGATTATTGTTCTTTCTCTCTTGTGCCTCTTTGTGGGAGCGGCCTTTGGCCAAGCCACTATTAGGAATGTGGGGGTTGGTAAACCCTATGCTACAATCCAAGCGGCTATTAATGCCGCCGACAATGGAGACGTGGTAATAGTGTTCGATGGAACCTATGCCGAAAATGTTGATCTTATTGGTAAAACTATCGGGGTGCGGGTGGATATTAGTAGTGCCGCGACCGTTGATGGTGGTAATGTTGGCTCGTGTTTTACGGTTAGCCCGGGTTCCGAAAGTGGGACCTATATAAAAGGATTCACTATCTATAACGGCAACGGAACTACGGTGGAGTATGAAAGCCACATCTACCGGGTTGGTGGTGGGATTTATGTGAACGACTCCACGGTTGAGATCAGCGGGAACACCTTCTATGATTGTGAGGTGTATGCGACCGGGATGTGGGGTGCATACGGAGGGGGTATTTATGCCGGGGACATGTTCGACGAGGCCAAGATCCCATATAACCCGTGGGGGCCAATGAATGACGGCCGGGTCAGGGCCACGTATGTAGTAAACATCGAGGACAATACCTTTACAGAATGTGCTGCCCATTCGGATGGCTCGGCCATTATGATTATGGGGATTGAGGATACGTGGCAAGCTAACATCAAATGCAACTATATCGACGATTGTGGTACGGCGACGACCGCATTAATTTCGCTTGATGGTGACGCCGGGTGGGAATCATCTCGAACCATAGGGGCCAGCACTATTATCAGAAATACCCTGATCGGAGACCGCGATTGGGATCCTGCCTTTGTGTGTTGGGGCATATATTTAAATCATACTCAAACCATCAAATGCGCTGGGAACCTTATCGTGGGTATGACTATCGGCGTGGAGGCTCACAATGTTTATTACCTAAACTGGGTAAACGATACCATCACCGAGTGTGGCCTCTATTGTACCCTTCTTATGGCATCGACCACGGACATGACCGTGGATATGTATAATTGCATTAATTGGGACAATAATGACATGGTAATGATCAATGTATATTTAGCCGGTATGAACGACTATACATTGACCGCGAGGTTTGGCAGTAACTGCTTTGATGGCGGCTGGGAGAGCATTTATGACTATGGTGATGATGTAGATATTACATATGAACGCACCAACTTCGAGGACAACCCCGATTTTTTATACAAGTATGAAAATGGGCCTCCTGGGTATTGGTGGACTGATTACCATTTAGATGTAACGCCGGGCCATCCGTCCCTGTGTATCGATGTAGGGGATAACGATGAAGTGGAGACCGACTACGACATGGACGGCGAGGCCCGCATACGGAACGGGGACGTTGATGTTGGGGCGGACGAAACCGATCCACCTACCAAATACTAACCTTTAAAAGAACGTACCGCCCGGGCCGAACCTGGGTGGTACCCTATACTTTTTAAGGAAACGCCATGAAAACCCGGCGACGAACCAAGAAAGAGGATCGGGAGCTATGTGAAAAAATAGCCAAACGAAACGGGCATGAATTAGGTGCTTGGGATACGTGGTTTTGCGAGCCGCGAGCTATAGCCTATTGTAAACTATGTGGGTTGTGGGCTGGGCTTAAAACAAAAAGGGATTGGGTGTACATCCCAAATAGTTACTTCGGTCACCTTTCTGGAATTGATGGTTCCATAATTGAAAAAGATTATAAGGAGTCCCATGAGCGCTGTTGGGGGATAAGGCAACGTGGGCACACCCGCAGCGTGTGGACCAAGAGGTATAATAAGATCAAACGATTATTAAGAAGGAAAGACCCGGCTAAGGCTATCACGGAAATGACGATGGGCGAGTACCCAAAGGATTAAAAAAGGAGACTAACATGAGAGAGATACACTTAGAGGAACGACCCACAAGTTTAAAACAAGTAGTGGGGCAGCGGGAAGCGTGTGCCCAGCTTGTCGCCCTTGGCAAAAGTGAAGAGGGTATACCGCATTGCTTACTCTTTACCGGGCCGAGCGGGTGTGGCAAAACCACCCTGGCCCGCATTGTACGCCGGAAGCTACGGTGCTCCGACAATGACTTTAATGAGATCAACGCAGCGGAGAACCGTGGGATTGATATGGTACGTAGTATCCAGGCTCGCGTGGGGCTTGCACCCATAGACGGGGAAACCCGGGTGTGGTTAATCGACGAATGCCACCAGCTCACGGGGGATGCCCAAGGAGCATTCCTCAAGCTCCTCGAAGAACCACCGGACCACGTTTACTTCATGCTTGCTACAACAAACCCGGCGAAGCTTCGCAAGACCATTAAAACCCGTTGCACCGAGCTCAAGGTACGGGATCTCACCGATAGTGAGATCATAGGCCTGGTGAACCGCATAGCCGAGGAGCGTGCCGGGGAGCCCTTAAACGATGCGGTAACAAACAAGCTGGCCGAGGTGGCCGAGGGTAGTGCCCGCAAGGCCCTGGTATTACTCCAACAAATCATCAGTATCGAAGGCGACGGCCGGAAGGTTGCCACCCTACAAAATGCCGATGCCAAGGCCGCCGCTATCGAGATAGCCCGGGGCCTCATGAAGCACAGGCCCTGGAAAGAAATAGCCGCCACTATTAAAACATGCGACGAGGAACCGGAGGGCATCCGGTGGATGATCCTTGGGTATTTTACTACCGTGGCCTTAAGTGGCAGCCAAGCGGCCGGGCAAGCCATAACCATCATGGAGGAGTTTCAAGACAACTATTTCGACACCAAGAAAGCCGGGTTGGTTATGAGTTGTTACCAAGCCTGCAATAGGTAGGGGTTGTGAAAATGATCATAGCAGTAGACTTTGATGGAACTATCGTAGACCATAGGTTCCCCGATATAGGGCCGCCCGTACCGGGTGCTATCGAGTGGCTACAACGATGGAAAAGGGCCGGGGCAATACTAATCCTATGGACCGTGCGGGACGGCAGGGAGCTTTGGCGGGCATTGGACTTCCTCCGGGCAAACAAAATCGAGTTCGACCGTGTTAACGAAAACCAGGTTAATCTTACCAAGAGCCGCAAGGTATACGCAGACATATATATCGACGATGCTGCATACGGCACCCCATTACAACGGATCCCTAAATACTGTCGCCCGTGTGTAAATTGGAGTATAGTAGGACCCGATATAATGAAGGCAATCTTGGAGGGAGGTCGGTGGCCGCGACCAAGTTAAAGAAGAGCGTTTTTATAACGACCATACTAACATCGGGCCGTAAGGCCCCCAAGTAAAACGTAGTTTAGTAAAGGAGACTAACATGGCAAAACGAAGAGCAAAGGACCGACACCGTGGCAAACGGCGGGAGGGACGTCATGAACGACGGCAACAGCAACAAAGCGGTGGGGGTGAATGGGATTGTATCACCATCCCGGCCGGGTTGGAAACTTTCAAAGCTGAAAAGGGGGAAACTTATCACATTGACATTATCCCCTATATCGTGGGGAATAATAACAAGAACGCGGACCCGGGGGACGAGTACTTCGAACTCTTGTACCCGGTTTATAACGACCTCGGCATCGACGAAAAGCGGTTTATTGCTATAGGTGAGTTGCTTGGCGTGCGGGACCCGGTGGCGGAGCACTTTGCTACCCTGCGGAAGGGCGGGGCCGAGTGGGATGACATGAAAGCCTTTAAGCCCAAGTGGAGGCAGCTTATGTTATTCTTCGTACATGAAGAACCCGATAAGGGCCTCCAATTTTTCGAGGGTGCCTATGCCACCTTTGGTGAGCAGCTTGACGAGGAGCTCTTGGAAACCGAGGAAAAGTACAAGGAAAACTTCGATGATCCGGACGCCGGGGCCACCCTGGAGGTAAGGTTCAAGGCCAAGAACATAGGCACATCGAACCCGTGGATCCTTGCCGCCAAGATCAACTTCATCGAACGTGCAAGTGGCTTCGATGCAGACGGTGATGAAAAACTTGCCGCCGAAATTCTTGAACAAGCCGGTGCCATATGCCTCGACGATTGCCTCAAGGTACCTTCCTATGACAATCTCCAAAAAGCCCTCGACGGTGAACCGGTAGTAGATGGTAAACCCGAAGAAGACAAGGAACCCGAAGGGGATGCCGCCGACACCGAAGAAAAGCCCAAGGCCGAGGCCAAGGGCCAGGCCAAGCGCAAACAACCCACCGCCGCCGACCTCGGTATTGCTAAGGGCGGTGAGGTAGAGCACGACGAACACGGTGTATGTACCGTGCTCCGTGTTGCCAAGGACGGGTTAACCGTGACCATAGTAGATGCGGCGGACGAGATTCACAAGGGCATAGACCCCACCGACCTCGAGCCATTGGGTAACGGAGAACCCAAAGACCCCCCAGCAGAAAAATCCGCTGCCCGTTCTGCCAAGAACAAAAGTACAACGACGAAAAAGGGCGGTGCGAAGGATGCGGAGAAGAAATCCCATTCTGAGGACAAAGGCAAGGGCGACGAGGATTGGGATCAGGATTGGGAGGACTAAAATATAATAGCCCGGTGGTGGCAAAAGGTGGTTAAGATCAAAACGGTTGCCACCCACCACCACCCGGGCTTTTACTATTGGCTATATATACCGGTATGGGTTACCATACGAAAGGAGACCATTGTGACAAAAAAGAACGGAAGTAGATTAAGGAGATGATCACATGGTGACCTTGCCCCCACAAACTGTCCCGCGCCCCGGGCTGAGTACCGTTTACGACCCCGCCAACGCCGAAGGCGATGAGTTTGCTAACAGTGGCGATGAATTCATCCGCATTAAAAACGATGATGATAGTGAGCACACCGCCACCATTTTAACAACAGCCGTCAGGGATGGTTTGGCCATAGCGGACCGGGTGGTAGCGGTACCGGCAGGGGAAGAGCGTACAATCGGACCATTCCAAACGGAAATATATAATGACGACTATGGCATGGTGCAAGTTACCTATGACGGCGTGACGGATGTGACTATTGCCGTAGTAAAACACACCCTCTATCCACGAGCCCCAAGCACGGGGGGACCCACCGTTTACGTGCCGGACGACTACCCCACTATCAATGCTGCCCTTGGCCACCCGGGCCAATACTATGTCATAAAAGTACGGCCCGGGACCTATGTGGAAAATATTAGCCTGGCCAAGTCCGTCACAATCGAGAGCGAAAGTGGTGACCCAACAGATACCATTATTGATGGTGGGCAACATGCAACAAAGGCTACCGTCGAGATAATGGATGGAGGTGAGGGGACCGCTGGTGCATGTAGGTTAATAGGGTTCACGGTTACGAATGGCCGGGGCCACGACATCACCGGTACGAAATACGGTGGTGGTATCTATTGTGACCGGGCCGGGGGTATAACGCTTAAAAATAATGATATTAGAGATAACAAGGCGGACTTTGGGGGCGGTGTTTTCTTTGAGCAAGCGAACGCTCCAATTAGCAACCCGGTGATGGTAGGTAACAAAATACACAATAACGACGCCACCGGTAAAGGCGGGGGTATATGTGGGCAAAACTGTTCGCTTGCGTTACGGATAGAGGATAATGATATTTATAATAACTTCGCCGGGGACGATGGTGGGGGCATCGCTCTTTGGGGGTATGCCTCAGACTTTCGAACCATGACCATAATAAAGAATAGAATCTATATTAACATGGCCTTTAATGACGGCGGAGGTGTGTATATTAACGATACTTCGCATCATGAGTGGCTCTTGGAAAAGAACGTTATCGCATACAATAGGGCGAAGTATGGTGCCGGTGTTCATTGTGTTGTGGACCTTATAGCAGAGGGGGACATACCCGTACATTTCGAGAAGTGTGATATATTTAATAACACAGCCGATTTACATGGCGGGGGTATTTATACAAGGACCGAGGACGCCTTAATTCGAAATTGTTTCATATATAAAAACGTGGCGGGTTTTGATGGGGAGGGTAAAGGCGGGGGCGTTTATACAAAGTCGGATTTTATGGGATTCATTAATAGTACATTCTATCAAAACACGTCCGACGATGGCCAGGGAATATTCATAGACCACGACACCCCGGCGAACGCCTATATACAAATAGTAAATTGTATCTTGTGGAACGATGGTACCGGAACCCAAGACGATGAAATAGCCGATATTGGAAGTATACCAGCCCTCAATCTAACGATTGTATATAGTGACATTCAGGGCTGGGTAGGCGGTGCGGGCAACATCGATGCCGATCCCGAATTTTTAGGTGTGGGGGCCAACAATTATCACATAGACGGCGAATCCCCATGTGTAGATGCAGGGGCAAACCAAGGCTATTGGAACTTACCTCCCGATGATTATGATTATGAAATACGGCCGAACCCGGCCACGCCCGACTACGATACAGGTGCGGACGAAGTGAACCCCACCGAATAAGGAGACCAAAAATGAGTTGCTCAGCTTGTAATGGTAGTGGCTGGCTGCCACCCATAGACCCGGAATCGCATGGTGGACATCTCTGCCCGGAATGTAACAGCCAGCCCCCGCTGGTAGCCGGGGGGCAGGGGCACACGGCACCGGATGCATCCAGAGCCGCGTTTATAGTCTTTGTGTGCCTTGTGGGAATGGTGCTGGCTTTCATAGCAGGGGTGATCGGGTGGTGAGCAAGGGCAAGCCAACCGATAAAGAATGCTTGGAACCGGTCGCCGACGTGGACCTTTTGAAAACCGGTAGCACGGTCCTGGACCTATATATTAGCGGCCGCCGTGCCGGGGGTGTGCCAAAGGGTAGGTATATATGGATGGTGGGGGATAGCACATCCGGCAAAACTTTCCTTATGCTAACATGCCTCGCGGAAGCGAGCATCAACCCCGTATTTGATAACTATCGCTTCGTCTATGACAAGGTAGAGGACGGGGCGTTGATGGACATAGGGAAATATTTCGGGCCGGGCATGGCCAAACGGCTCGAGGCACCGGCCACCGATAGCAAGGGTAACGGTATATACTCCGAGGAGATCGAAGACTTTTACTACTACCTCGACGACGCCCTTACCGAAGCCGAGGGTGAGGGCAAACCATTTATATACTTGCTGGATTCTATGGATGCCCTTGGCAGCAAGTATAGCACAAAGAAGTTCCAAGAGGCTAAGAAGGCCGCCCGTAAGGGTGGCAAGGCGAAGGGGAACTACGGGGATGGAAAGGCCAAGATTAACAGCACCCACCTCCGCGCCGTGGTGCCGCGCCTACTGGCCACCGGTTCCATCTTGATCATACTCTCACAAACACGGGACAATATAGATGCAAACCCGTTCGAAGATAAAAAAACCTACTCCGGGGGTCATGCCTTAAAATTTTATGCGACCGTGCAATTATGGTCCTCGGTAAGCAGTAAGATCAAACGCACCGTTAAGGGACGGGAACTGGCGGTTGGTGTTTATTGTCGGGTCCGTGTACGGAAGAACCGCATAACCGGCAAGGACCGAACCGTAAGCATTCCCATCTACTACGAAACCGGTATTGATGATATAGGGGGTATGATAGACTTCCTTATTTATTGGAAATTCTGGTCTAAAAACAAAGCCGGGTTTATAGATGCTACAGCCGATTTCGACAATATAAAAAAGGGCCGGGAAGACCTTGTTACTTGGATCGAGGAAAATAGCCTACGCGATGACCTTGAGGACATAGTAGAAGGGGCGTGGACGGAGATCGAAAAACGGGCAGTTGTAAAAAGGAGATGTAAATATGGTGACTAAGTATACCGACGAACAAACCTACACCTTAATCGACCTATACTTCCGCGACCACCGGCGGGAGGCACCATGGCCTATCATTGCCCAAACAATGGGGGTAGACAACCCGGGGGCACTCGACGAACTATTATGGAAAATAGTGACCGGGTACAAGGGGAAGGATCCAGACGGGCCGCGCCGGGTATTCAAACGGCCTATAAAATCTCGGTGGTACCGTAAGCAAAGACACTGGTATAAACGCGAGAACGATGCCCTGGTAGCCGCTTTGATGGGGAAGGGACAGAAACGTGACCCGCCGTGCGACATTGCCTATATTGCTACCGTGTTGGCCCGTGCCGTGGACGAGGTGAAAGACCAGTGGAAGTGTATTAACGGGCACCCCCTCGGGTGCAAGGGTTTCTTCGGAGGGTAACATGAGAG